GGAATGTAATAAATAATATAACCTGCATCACTGATCCAAACATATATCATGTTTGACAGCTTGTCTTTAATTAGCTTTTCTATATATGTTGTATCAAGTTCGTCAATCTGTTTTTGAAGTGCATCAATCGCAGACTGAATTTCTTCCACAATGTCATCGAATGACGCATACTTTTCGATTAACTCGTTTAATTTACTAACCACTTTGCATAACAATTCATAATAGCTAAGTGAATCATCATATACAAGCGGTAGGACTTTATAGCACCAAAATTTAACCTTATCAATTTTGCCCATATCTTACCACACATTCATAAACAAATCAGAAAGTTCATTTATAATCATAACATCAATGTTTATAAAAGTCTCTCTGTACTCTTGAAGCATCGCGGAATAAGAAGCTCCACCCCTTTTTCCTGCTACGTGCTCCAAATAATCAGAAGTGTCTGTGTAATTTCTTTTCCCGTTTTCGTCCGCATTGTTTGTAGTTTCGTTCTTCTGTGTTCCGGTGTAGTTTGTTTCCTGGCTGTTTTTAGAATCAACTGCCTGTGTTCCTGTGTTCGTGACGGTCCCGCTGTTTGTCGTGTGATTGTTTCCGTCCTCTGTGACTTTCCGGGCGTTAGTCAAATAGTTTTCTGCTTCTACTCCTGCCAGTGCGCCCTGCGGGGTATCGGAATAAAGATCCCGGCTGGTATTCCCGTTTGTGCTTTCCTCGGTATTATTCGTGGCTGTGTGCAAATTGTCGGTTCTGGTATTTGTTTCGGTCCCAGTCGTTGCTGTTTTAAGAGCGTCAGTCCGCAGATTGTTCCCGGTGGCTGTGCTGGTCCGGGAATTTGCTTCATCGAACTTTTTATTGGCGTTGGAAGTCGTCGTATAATCGGCATCATAGAGCGGGTTAAACTCTAACAGTGTAGATTTATACAACTGATTATAGTATGGCATAATCTCGTTAAGCCGCTTGTTAAGCCAAAACTTCCATAATGCCACGGTTTCAAATCCGATTTCCCTGGTATAGTACCGCTTTAAGATTTTCGTTTCCAGTACAGATCTATAACTTTCGTCATAGATGGGAAAATCAAAATCAAAGATCTTTTTTCGACTGTTTTCAATTACACTTTCAATATTCGAATACTCAGAAGAATTAAATTCTCCCGCGTACTGTTCACAGATAAAACGAACTTCTGTAGTATAATGACTCATTTCGTACCTCTTTAATAGTGTAACACTTTAAGAGCTGTCCCGCAATTACTCCGGGTCCTCCGGATCTTCTGGAAGGTCCGGTCCCTCGTCTTCGGAATAGTCGTCCCGGTAGTCTACTTCAATATCTAGACCAAACATTTCGTTAATCTGCTTCACGGCTTCCCGCCTTGCTTCCAGACGGGAGAAGCGGCTGGCAACAACGCCGCCCTGTGCGCGGGCAACCTCATCGGAAATCATGCGTTCCTTTTTCTGAAAACTCACGTTTGAAATTCCAAGATAGGTCAGGGCTTCGTTCCAGATCTGCGCTTTAAGCTGATAGATTTTATCCGCGACATAGGGTGCATCTGTCCGCAGGGATTGAAGACACTTAATATCCAGGTCCTTTGTGGCAAAAATAACAGGTTCGTTTCCGTCCCATTGCTGATATGTATTAAGGGCCGTTAGTCGCTGCTGTTCATCGCACAAAATAAGGACTGGCGTTTTCTGCGCGTTCGCGTTTACATCTATGATACGGTCAAGGTTCCATAACCGTTTCGCGTATAGCGTGCACGTCCTGACAGAATTTGTCCGGATCATGTTATTGTAAATTATTACAGAATTATTAACGTCCAGTTCCTTCTGGTACCCGGAATTTGCGTATGCCCGTCTCTGAATGGGGACATTGTAGACGTTCCACTTGCCATTCATTGCGACGGGCAGGGCCAGGAACGTGCCGTCCTCGGTCCGCGTACTGGAAAGTCCCGTATCATAGTCCAAGTCCTCGTCTTTGAAGAAGACCGCGGCCCCGTTCATAAACAGCCGCGTTTCCAAGAATCGGACGTCGATGCTATCCGGAACGTTCTTCCAGTCAAACATGCTTATCGATAATTCGATAAGTCTGTCAAGATAGAATTGATAAGTCATTCCATTGGAAATAATGGATTCATCCGTTTTCGTTTTGCGTCTAGGCATATTTTTTAACCTCACTGTGTCGGGCTGTTATCCAGCGCGTAATTCCCCATTTCATCCAACGACTTCCAGAATCTAACGCCGTTGTCGTAAATTTTTTCTATCTGCGATTTATCATGCGCGGGGAGCCGTCCCTCTACCATGCAGCCGACAGTTTTCAAGTAGGTCCAATGCGGCCTTGCGTTCATGTTAGGAATGGCGACGTGCTTCTGCGCATACCCAAACATGGAGAAATAGTCGTCCACCATTTTTGCCTGCTGTGCATTGATGCACATTTTGTGGAAGGTGAATCGCTTTTGGCCCGTCTGGAACGCGATGTCACTATTTCCGCTTCCGACTGTCGTTGATCCTGCTTCCGGCCTTACAAAATTATCAATCGTGTTTTTCGCCACGGTCGCCGCAAGTCCTATTGCTACTCCCAGAGGATTACCGCCACTCATCATGAAACCGCTAACGCCGCCCTTCACGAGATCATGAGTTAAATAGGCGTTTTTCTGCGCCAGGTATGCCGCGTAGGTGTCGTAGCTCCATGCGCAGACCGGAAAATGTGACATTACAAGTTTATTTGTGTAATCAATTCCCTTATGTCCTAAATAGTCCTGCGGGATCAAGTCGATTTCTACGCTGTTCACTGTCGTGCCATAGATTGTAAAAGTACACTGACCACTGCTGAAGTATTCATAATAGAAAACCTTCTGTCCTCCCTCGCTGTTGTCCACTAGCATATATTTATATGGAAATGTAAACAGCTTTTTGTTTTTAGGCGTGTAGCCGTCTATCGTGAAAACCGGTTTGGCAACTGTCATTGATTTGTCGTGGACAGACCCAGGGTTTGCAAAATCCCGCGGGACCATATAGATATTAACGACGTTGCCGGCAAGGTCCTGCTGTACAAGATCTTCCATCGTGTTTGCAATCGCGGATGCGTCACTACTATCAATGAATTTTGTGGGATTGAAGATCCCGCCCCACTTATTCGCCTGCGCTTCATCCGGATCTGAATACTGAAGCCGGATGTCGCAGTTTGAAGTTCCCCAGTCGTCGGAATAATCGGTCCCTTCTTCCACGTATCCGTTCACGCCGATAGGTTCCCCCAGCTTATTCTCCCCTATAATATCGGTATGGGGCGTTGCACGTTCAATCCAGCAAGGGCGCAGATAGAAATTTCCCATCCACGTGAGCATATAATCAATCTGGTATTCTATCTCTGTTGTCACGTTGTTAATATAGTTAATCGCAACGATAAAGGCGTAATAGGTTTTATTTTCGTAGTTTGTGTTTATAAAACTCAAATAATCGCAGTCGTAAAGTTCACTGATCCCGGCATTGACGCGCACAAAATTTCTGTTTTCACGCTGGTATGAATTATTTACTAGCGTTTTAACTCTGTTATTTGTTGCGCCCCACGCGTTGAAATACGTGGTTTTATCGCTTTCCGTTGTGAAATATAAAGTATTGTCAGAATCAGGACTTAATCCGGTATCACGATAGAATGTTATAACCGTGCTAGGTGCAATATATCCCATATATTCACTTCCTAAAATTTATTAAGGCTTGTCAGCATAAACTGGCAAGCCTTAATTTATACTACAGGCTGGTAATTAAGCCTTTGTAAGTACGACGGTATCCCCAACCTTATTAGCAGCACTGATTGTCGCAGACGATGCGGCTTTGTAAACAGTCCCGTCAATGTCAGCTTCAACCACAAACGCAGTCTTTGCCTGATCCGCAGGAATGAGAAATGCGCCGTACGGATGGACCGCAATGCCAGCCTTTGTAAGTGCCTCGGTCTGGTGGAACTTCAGGACACTACTGGAAAGCGTAGGATCCGTGAACTGCGGCATAAGTGTAAGCGTTGTAGCCGTCTTGCTGGAAGACTTGTCAGTGATTGCCACGGTTACGCTGGCCGGAAGCGTCGTTGTTGCCGCGCCGGTCACAAATACGATTGCATTGCTAAACGGGGAACTGGAAATGGTCTTCCACACGTTGTAGAAATAATTCCAGTACATCCCGGAAGCAACGTACTTTTCCGTGAACTTGTTATTGTTGTCATAGAACTGGAACCATTCCCTATCAATAAGAACAGCTTTAACATTTGCCATTAAAGCAAGTTCATCCGCTGTCACGGGTTCCATCTGATCCGAATTGGCAACAATGTCAGAGAATCTATCATTGTCGAAAGTCGTCCAGTCGTCAATCAGTTTAAGCCGCCCCATGAAATCGGCTTTGTCCATGTTGAAAGCAGATGCCAGAACATTCACGTCATACTGCGCGTTATACTTCGAGTCCATAAAAATGAACTGATCCGCCTTTGCCGTGGTAGTGTGAACGCCTGCCGCGTTGTACTTTGTGGACATGAACTGAAGCTGGTTAGACATCCCGCGGAAAGCGACTGCCGCTTCTTTCATATCGGTCCCAGCACCGATAGAAACGGGATACATCTTTCCCTTTGTGATTGCCTTAATCATCGTATACTTAAACAGGAGGTACTCGTCATACTCCGCCGCCGTGTAAACGGAATCGACAATCTTTGCAATCAGGTCCTGCACTCCGTCCGCTGACAGGAAAGCTGTTCTCAGGTCCTCGTCCTGAATCGTTACGGGATACTGGACGCGGTAGTTCATGGCATGGAAAGCGGACTTCACGTCCGGAAGGGTCCGCTTGAACTCCCGGCCCTCGGCCTTCTCCACGGAAAATTCCCTGGCCTTTGCAATCTGGACAAAGACCTCCTCAACGGACTCGCCAAACTCCAGATAGCCTTTTTTCAATTCCCTGTAATCGTTGTTGAACGTCGCGGACTTCACCTGCACAAGCGCGATTCTATTTACCAGCGCATTGATAAACAGGTTTGCAAGGGCCGGGTAGCCATAAAGGACCTCGCCCACCTTCGGAATGTCCGTCTCTTTTGTTACGACAGGAACCGCGTTCTGGTACTCCGCAGAAGCGTTCTGCCGAATGACGTTCAAAATATCCATTGTTGACGCATTAAGCGCCGACACCGCAATTCTTTTCGGCATATCGTTTATCCTTTCTTAAATAATTCATTAAATCCCATCGGCGTACCATCCTCATGATAGCCGGGCGTGTTGTCGTGCTGTTCCTCATCAGGGGGCGTTTTATGCCCGTCTTCAGAACCCCCAGAGAAAAAGCGTTCCTTGTACTTTTCCCGCCACTGTTTGTCGTTTTCGTCGTACTTCTGTTTCCAGTTCTGTTCATCCCTTGCCTTGCTTTCAAGGTCATTGATGGTGTCATTTATATCTTCGATAAATGACAGAGTTGAATCTGTTGTGTCGTCCTTAAATTTTTCCTTAATGACAGACAGAATGTCCTCTTTTGATCTAATCGCCATTCTAACCTCTTTTCCGGTTTTCCTCACCATGTCCAGACAGGCCGCATATATTGCCACCATTTATATTTTCGTTTTCGCAAAGTGTCCGTTGCGGGCTGGCCTATCATTGTAAGCGTAACGCCGATGTTTGGCTGGAAGTAGAAATACCGCAGATTTTCGCTGTCGTCCGTCCAGCCGGGTACATATCGCGTGACAGGGGAAACTGTTGTCCCCGCGTTAACTGTGATATGGACAGGATCGGAAATACCTATATCATAAGTATATACTTGCTGATGGTTACTGTCAAAAGTGATCGTATGGGTGACCCTGCCGCCGTCCTGCGTCTCAACCATGATTTCCGCTTTAACGTAACCTGTCACAATAACATATAAAACTGTTGTGTCAGAGTATGGGCCACTCTCACCTCCGGAATACTGCGCCCTTGCTACCACGTCGGTTCCCGGCATTGTAAAGGTCCCGCTGGAACCACTGAGTGACAGGGAAGGCGGCCATTGCACAATCCATCTTTCAAAAGTGTATTCTGGGCTATCCGCGCTTGTGTGGTAGCTTATTTCCGTTCCTTCTTTTGCCAGGTCAGGAGAGGCCCCTGCGGATCCTCCGCCTGTTCCGATAATGGTTACTCTGTGCATTCCATCGTCAACCGGTTTTACGGGATCCGGATTCACCCCGGACCCATCGGAATTAAAATACTGATAGACTGCGACGCAATTATTTAACTGTTCTGACTGCGTGATCCAGTTATTAACGGATGTCCATGTTATCTGGTCTCCTGCGTGATCTGACAGGTAGTTAAGACATAATCTCGCGTATTCCACGCGGGCGTCCCAGGAACCATCATGAATTCCTTCCCAGTTTATATTCCACGCGTGCGTCAGTGCTTCCAGATCTGTTGACGTGCTGGCAAGAAAATCCGATAGAGAGTTATAGCCATAACTAGTATCATTATTAAGCCATACGTTCTCTTCCAGAATATAGCCGCACTGTGCATCCCCGTTATATACGCCGCCATGCTGTGCACAAAAGCGGGACATCTTATAAAGTCGCCCGTGGCTATCTCCGCTTGTGTTTGTCCATTGCCCTATGCCGCACCCAGCATTCAGTGCGGTAAATGAACGCTTCTTCAGGCCCTCCCAGACCCCGGGTTGATCTGACTTTCCTGCATAAAATTCCCGCACATCGCGGCAATCACATACATAGATACTTTCTGCGGCGGTTTCACCGGTTCAGATCCACCGTCTCCAGAATATCGGAACAGTTTAGAAAAGTTCCGTGTATTGGAAGTATAGCTGTTAATGCTTACCTGCCGCGCAAGCGCTGTATGCGACGTGTGCGCCCCCATTGTGACGCCCTGACCGGATCCTCCAGAGTAAACAACCTCGGTATGCGTTGATCTCCAGACAATATCTCCGGCCTTCCATTCCCCGGTAATAGGCACTTCCTCAAATCCAAGTCCCAGCAAAACGCCTGTTTCCGTGTACGTGGTAAAGGCGTTATGGTCCGGTGCATAGCCCGGTGTTGTAAAGCCGCCAGCAAGAAGTCCATAATTTACAAAAGAAGAACAATCATAATATGTAATTCCGTTTACGGTCTGCTGGTTCCGGTAGGTCTGCGAATATCCTACATTTTCCTTATTACAAGTATCAATGCACCACTGAATAAAGGCATTTAAGTCTGCCATATCATTCACCCATGAGTAAGGCCCAGGTTACACTGTCGCAGGTTGTGTTAAGCGTGACCTTTTGGCCGCAGAACTGACAAAACTGCTTGAAGTTGTAAACCGCGTAGCCGGTATTCGCTCCATACACCCCGTCTACTGTAATTCGCTTTCCGTCTTTTCCGACAAAGTGCATGGACCGCAGGAACGATTGCAGAACAACGACATCCGGCCCAGTGCTTCCGACTTTAAGCGCCATGTACTTTCGACTGCTCATTATCTCTTCCCTCCAGAATGTCCGTAAGACGCTGAATAGCTAGTGTGTTATTCGCCAAACTTTCATTCATTTTGGCCATTTCCTCCTTGTGTTCCTCGTTCTGCTTATAAAGGACGTAAAGCAAAAGCAAACACATTACGATAGGAAATCCAACTGTTGATACTGCATTAATTACATCTGTACCGTTCATTAAAACACCTCCTAAAATTACACCGATTGAAACGGTTTTTCTCTTGTTATATAATGATAACATATAAAATACCTCAAAGAAAGTGCAAACAATGCCCACTTATTATGATGGAACAAAATTATTGTCCTTAATGGACATTGACGGAAATAAGCCGGAATTATACCTTGTCACCACGAACCGCACAGGCGGGAAAACTACGTGGTTCGGTAGATATTGCGTTAAAAAATTTCTGGAAGGTGACGGGAAGTTTGTTCTGTTACTGCGATTTAATTATGAGATTGATTCTATCGCGGATAAATTTTTTAAGGACATCGGACCGCTATTTTTCCGCGGATATTCCATGAGAAGTGAACGCCGCGCAAAAGGTATTTTCCATGAACTGTTTCTGATTTATCCGGATGAAGCGGAAGACAGCAAAGGTCATTCATGCGGATACGCTATCAGCATGAACTCAGCGGACAATATCAAACGTTATAGTCACCTGTTTTCGGATGCCCAGCGCATAATTTTTGACGAATTTCAGAGTGAAACAAATCATTATTGCGCGGATGAAATCCGGAAGTTTATTTCTATTCATACTTCCATTGCCCGCGGGCAGGGAGAACAGGTCCGATATGTTCCGGTGTATATGTTATCAAACCCAGTCTCCCTAATCAATCCGTACTATGTGGAACTAGGAATCGCGGAACGTCTTCAGGAAAATACTAAATTTATGCGCGGGAAGGGATGGGTACTTGAAAATGGCTTTGTAGAATCGGCTTCCAAGGCCGTGAAGGAATCCGCTTTCAATAAAGCGTTTGAACGCAATAACTATATCGGATACGCCGCGGAATCGTTATATCTGAATGACAACAGGGCTTTTATTTCCAAGCCGGAAGGGGACAGCCGATACCTTGCCACGATTCAATACAATGGCAAGGAATTTGCGATCCGTGAATATTATCAGGCAGGCGTGATTTATTGCGACGACCACGACGACAGCACTTATAAATTCAAGATTGCCGTAACCACGGAAGACCATAACATAAATTACGTAATGCTTAAAAGAAACGACTTATTTGTCCAAAGTATGAGATATTATTTTGAACGTGGATGTTTCCGCTTTAAGAATTTACAATGTAAAGAAGCACTTATGAAACTTATTTCGTACCATTAAGGTTATCACCTTTGCAACGTGCGCCTGCTATAGATTGGGAAGCTCGGTTTGAATGTACCGCCAAACTATAGGTCCGGTTTTGCTTACCGCCCGCGTATTTGTAAAGGATATGATAATTCCCCGGACAGAATTTTTTCTGCCCGGGGATTTTTTCATGCTTTATGCTGTTTATTATCTACGCAATAAAATTTTATATCATGACCGCACAGATCAAGCACCTTTCTTCCCTCTTTCATAATCTCGCAAATAACTTCATATTTACGCCTATCTTGACATTCTTTTTGCTTCTTATTATTGTACTCTTGTTTATTCATTAAATGCACCTCATTTCATAATTTGTCTCAACCAAAAGTACCCCGCCCTTAATACGCTTCGGAACTAGTTTTCCCGGCACCTTCAGTCCAACTTTGAAATCAGATAACTGCATTTCCCCGGCTTCCATTTTTGACAAAAAATATTTTTTGGAATTGTCCGGCATGCCCGCGCACTTCACGTTCCAATATGGATCCTCTATCGGTTCCAGATTCTCGGCCACGACGTGTTCCATATAGGTTTTCTGGCGCACAAATAGGCCCTGATCCCAGGAACTTTCCAGTTTCCAATGACAAAACTTCACGGGATCCACGGGGACCCCGCGGAACTGATCTGCCCGCAGGTCACAGTGTATGCTGTCCGTGTCCGCGTAGATAAAACCGGGCTGGTCCGGACCGTAGTAATTAAGCTGCGCCGCCCTGATCGTGAAGTTCCTTGCGTAGCTTGTAATCGCACTTCCTACTGGAATATATCCGGGCTTCTTTGCGTTTTCCTCAATGTTCACAAAACCAACCGATTCGTCTTCTTTCATGTACGCATATTTGAAGCTGGAATCCGTATTGGATGCCATTTTTCCGTACAGGTTATTCAAAAACAGTTTTGCTTCAGTTCTCATTGCGCCTTTGCTCTCCATTTTAATTTTGGCCCAATGGGAAATGTAAGTATCAAATATTCCGATTTCTGTAGCAAAATAACAGCCGTCCAATATTTCAAAGTTTTCTACGTTGTAGTGTTCAAGAAATAGTGCGAAGTCCGTCATTGTCATTGTCATAGTTACGCGAACAGGTTCAACAGTGCCATTATTTATAATGTAGCTTGTACGCTCCCCGGTGGTCCTGTTTATAATGTCGGACGTTTCCAGCATTTCCGTCCCGCGATAGTTCAAGTTTCCTTTAATTTGGATAAAAGGTAGCTTGCCATCCTTAATATAAAAGCTGGTCCGGATCCGCAGGAAATAATAATGCTTTCCGTCTCTCGCTCTATCCGGAATATAATTGCCCTTCCAGAATGTAGGAAATCCAACAGGATAGCGGTTCCCAGATTCACTTGTCATCATGCTAGGGTACAGACTGTTCACGTCTGCCGTGATCCCGTTTTTGAAAACCTTGTTTTCCTTTCCCCTTGCCAGATAGCACCAACCTCCGCGGTAGGAATGACGAATATATTCGTCTGCGGATGCCGCATTAACAGAAACGTCTGGCGCTACTTCTGTTAAATCTGGAAACATTGCTTTGTACATCTCCGGCCCTAGTGTGCTTTTATACTCGCTTAAACAACACGCCCCGATAGTCAGCTTGTTATATCCGTCCGAAAACATTTTTTCCAATGCTTCTTTAACCACTAGCACATCGTTCGCAATATACCTTTTTTCCTCGTCTGAGATAGGGCATCCGGCATACCGAAAACCTTTATACTCCATTTCCAACTTTTGATGCTTTGTTTTGAATGCTTTTCCGATTGCTTTAACAGAAAAAGGAAGCAGCTTCAGGCTGTCACGCAGCTGTATGATATAATTATCAACTTTCATCGTTATAGTGTACCATTGGCCCCTATCGGATACGCTATACTCAAAAGTATTATTAAACATTTCTTTAGACTGGACCCACGATATATCATATTCTTCATCCCCTGTTTTGTATGTCGCTTGTTTCCACTTTTTGACATTCAACAGGTAGTAAAGCCAAAAATTACCATCAAACTTCAAATTGTGATAATAGCATACTAAATTAGATTTCAAACCCCGCATATATTCAAAGGTTTCATCTATGGAATGAAAAATTTTTACGTCTTCGGTCCCCAGCTCTACAACTGCGCTTGCCCAAACCTCCGTGTAATTTTGTTCTCCCAACCGTTCTATGGTGGCTTCATCCCATACGGTCGTCTCAAAGTCACACGAGAAATACCGCCATTTCCTTTTCCGGCCTGCTTCACGTTTGCCCTTAGTACCGCTCATCCGGGTCAAAATCTGAAGAAGCCGCGTCTGTCTCAAAAGTATATTGCAAGTCTTTTGCTTCCTGCGCCGTGGATGCCCTGTTATTGATGATCGACATCACGTAATTAAATGCCAGCGGGGATATATGGTCGCCTGCTTTGTAAAAAATATCATCAAACCTCGCCATGAAATCCGGAACTTCTGAAATTCTTGTCCAGAATTCTTTCACGCCTTCCCGCTGTTCGGCTTCCGAAAATGCCGCTTTCAACTTTGCCGTAGTTCGCGGGAAATCCAGTTCCACCTCTGAAAACCTGTTCTCTACGTTGATCTTCGCAATTCTCCACGGTTCAAAACTGGACTGGAACGATTCGTCCGTTGTTAATCTGCGCTTGTCTTCTTCCTCTTGTTTCTGTCGTCTTTCCTTTTGCGCCTGGTACTCGTCTTCCGATTCGGTTCTATGCTGTTTAATAAAATCGTCCAGATCCTTTTTCCATTTTGCTTTTTGTTTTAGCGTCGCGCTGATTTTCTCCGCGGTCTTCTTCCGTTCCCTCGCACGCCCTTTTCTTCCCGGTAAAATTTCGCCCCAGGTCTTGTCTACGTACTGCGCCGCTTCATACAGCTTTTCCGTCGTGATCTGCTTTAATCGCCTGACAGATGCAGCTGTGATCCGTTTCGGAATGGGCGGCAACGGATCCGTGGGAAATTCATAGCCGCGTTTTTTCATTCGATTTGTTTGCCGTTGTATTCTTTTTCGTTCTTTTATGTATGCCGCTTTTATTGTTGATTTCCGCTTACTTGCCATATGCGTACCTCAAACTTAAAACAGCGGCGCAAGGTCTACACCCAGCGCCGCCTTGCTAGAATCGTATTTTCAGATTATACGATTTCGCACGTGATGAACTGCTTTCCGGGCCGGTTCTTGCTGTCGGACCGATAAGCCATAATCTGATATTCCTCGTCACAGCCTGCCATGTCTTCCATGATGGACACAAAGCTGTCGAAGAACGAACTGGACCCGGTAAGGTATCTGTTGCCATCCTTGTCTACGATAATATAATTATCATAGTCCTTGTCCTCGCTGTGTTCGTTGTGAACGTGCAGGACCGCGTAAAAATCCGGGTTGATAAGAATGGATCCCTGCTCCTGCGTTGCCTTGTCAAGACGGATTGCCGACGTTGTGTCTGTCAGTTTCACCCTCTCCTTGTGTGTAAGGTCGCGGGAGCACTCCTTAATTTCTACCTTGTAATCGCCTCTCATTGTGTATTTCCTCCTATTTGTTAATCTTCTGCTGTGTCTGCCAATGCAATTTCACTAAATGACTTCGGGTAAAGTTCTTTCGCTACTTTGATAAATTCTTCTTCTGGAATCCCGTACAGCTTCGCGTACTGTTTTGCACTTACAACCTTTACATTCGTAAAGTCTTCACTGTCGTAGCGCTTTTTCACGACTTTCAGAAGTTTGTCATAGTCAAAATCGACCTTACCATCAGTAACCTTTGTGAATACACCAGGGATAGTGTAGTGCACAGATCTGGCCGATTCAGACTCGGAACTTAGCCCTAACACTGTTACTTCTGTTACTTTGATTGTTCGCGTGATCATTCGTTTTCGCGCCATTGCTTGTGTCCTCCTTTATGCTGTTGTTTTTTGCTGGCCTATTCCAGCGATAGCCGCAGGATGTTGTGAATCATCTAACAGGAGGTCTGGTCCTCTGCGGCTTTGGCAAGTGTGCGTAACATCGGCACTACTTATAGTATAGCTTGCGACTGTCACCCATGCAATCAATTTTTGTAAAAATTTCTGAAGATCCAGCGGTCATAGGCTGCCAGTGCGTGCTTTACAAGCAAAGCACTGTCCAGAAAACCACATGCCATTTTGTAAGAAAAGTCTTCCTCGTAGTAGTGAAACACTTTCGGAAGCGGTCCCTTAATGGACACATCCACACGGTCGCACCGCTTATCAATGTACACGTGCGCGGATCCCTCCACAATATCTTCAATCATGGAAACAGCACTGGCCCGGAAGTTGGTATCCCTGATCATTTCTAAACAGATGTTCATTCCTGTTCGTCCTCCCCTGTATCCTCAAAGTAATGAATGAAACTATCCTGATACTGATCGAAAACAAGATTGTAAATGCACTCGGACATGCTGGACGAAATACCCTTCAGCATCATGAACATAACAATAGCACCCTGAAGTTTTGCCAGCGCTTCCTGCTCATCCTCTCCCTGCGCCGCTTCGCGTCCCATCGTCGCGGCAAAACTCAAAAGCGTTCCACAATCTTCATATTTAAGCATTGGTTATCACTTTCTCCCCGTAGCCAGATAGGTAAGCGTGTTTATTAGTTAAATAATTCACATCTTTTCATTTTATTTCCAGATCCTCTCACTAAGCGATGGCAACTTATTCAAGCCTATTACAACCGCCGTAAGAGCTGTGTTAAAACCGTTCGACCATTGCCATCTTCCGAAACTTGAGATTTCTGCATCATTCAGATATTGCGTGAATTTCTGATGTGCTTCAAAATGCGATGGATTTGCATCTACGGTCGCATTGCGTTCTATATCAATCGCCGCCTGCCTGCTGATTATGTCCCCGTCATTTATGTCGGTAATATCTGGCTGTGCGGATGGCACGCTTTCAAGAACTTTATCGCCTAAAAGGCTTGTCCCATCCCATGCAAAAACATGTTCAAATGCTTTATTAATCGCATCAATCGCCGCCTGTCTGCTGATTAAGTCACTCATTCCTTATCCTCACTTTCTGCCTGCTCGATTCCTCTTGTGCGATAATGATTGTTTACAAGCTGTTCCAATGTGTAGAGTGCTTTCATATCGTGATACATTAAGTTCCATATATCGTGGATATTTCCCAAACCGACACCCTCAATCCATTCTCCGCTTATGGTCTTACACTCTTGATTTATGCAGTTTCTCCAATGAGTATATACGCAGCTTGCTAATGTTTGCAAAGCAACTTTGCATTCCATTTCTTTTTCGTTGCTCCACATCTCGCCCCATTCTTTGTCTGCTCTTTTACTCATTCCTTATCCTCACTTTCTCCCCGTCATGCCGATAGGTCAGCTCATATTCACAAATCAGCGTAGCACGCCCCAGCATCCCTTTCACTCATGCCACTTGCCAGACACCGCAGATACCGCTGATCCACTCGCCAGCTTACAATCTCTTTTATTCTTCCGTATTCCTTCCCTGTTACTTTCCGGGACTTTGCAATCATCTGAAGCGTTTCACACTCTTCTATCAAATCATACAAATCACCGAAATCGTTGATCTCAGTTCCTGCTATTGTAAGCGGAAATGTCAACTCGTCATCTTCCAGAGAATACAAAATCACATGAAGTTTATCGTCCATGCTCTCAAGATTGAAAATCCAACTACCTTTTACAAAATACTTTCTCACTTCTGACATCTGCGTTCTCCTCTCTGTTATTGTTTTTACTGTTTATTGTTTTTGTTTAACTAGCTTTGGTACACGTATAATATACCCCATTTTGGTACATAGAATCTAGTCGATTCTTGCAAAAAACTAGACATATCTTGCACAGATTTTCAGGCCCTGTC